TGAAGAACATTTAAAAAATTATGCAGAAAAAATAATGCAAGTAACAACCAAATTGCATATTACGCAATCATGGGTTAATGTTTCACATAATAAAGCGCGGCATATGTACCATACGCATCCCAATAGTATTTACAGTGGCATTTTTTATTTGAATTTTGAAAAAGGCCACCCGCCAGTTATGTTCTTGCCACCTCTTGCATCAACACTTGCCTTAGCGCAAGAAGTAGGCAACGAATTTAATTGTGGAATGTACGCGCCTAATTGCGCAACAGGTGATTTGCTTATTTTTCCTTCAACAATTCCGCATCAAGTAGAGGAAAATCAAATTGACATTCCAAGAATCAGTTTGTCGTTTAATACCTTTGCAAGTGAAATGCTTGGGCGCAATGAATCACTAACCGAATTACATTTGTAAAAAAGGCAACAACATGGCAACCATAGACTCAACTGATGCACGACTGTCTACGCATGAAGAAGTTTGTGCATTGCGGTATGAGTCAATTAATGCGCGTTTGAAACGCATAGAAGGTATTATGTTGAAAACGGCTGGCTTGATGATAGTAAGCATGACAGGCGTTATTTGGTCTGTCATGTACCACGCAAAGTGAGGATGAAATTGAACCCATTACATTGGCGTTGGCGGCAATTGCTGGTATCAAGCAAGGCGTGGCTTTATACAAAGATGCAAAGGCCGCTGGTACAGACGTTTATAAAATTACCAAGGAAATTACTGGATTTATTGGGCAACTTTTTGACGCGCATGAAGAAGTAAAAAAAGAGGTCAAGCGACAAGAACTTGACCCACCCAAAACAAAATCGCTGAAAGCACAAGCCCTTGAAAACGTGTTTCATGCAATTGAGTTAGAACGACAAGCGGTCGAGTTGCGAGAATTTTTGGTGTACCACACAGACCCCGCGTTAGGTGCAGTATGGTCTAGATTTGAGGAGGAATACAAAAAACTAAACGAGGAAAATGAAAAGCAGATTGAGTTAGACCGCCAATTGGAGATGCAACGCAAATGGCAACGCAAGCAAAGAATAAACAATCTGCAAGACAAGGCTCTGCTGGTCGCGGCAGTGCTGATAGTTACTATATACCTCCACCTGTTCCTGTGGTCAATAAAACAGATGACTATGGGCAAGTAATTTTTTTATATTGCTTGGTGGTTTTTATTCTTATATTGCCGCTGTTTTTGTATTTGATGGCATCTATGTATTTTGATATGCTAGTTGTTCAACAAGAAAATAAACAACAGCAAGCAATTATTCGCCGCCTTATTGTTGAATTGGAGAACAAAAAATGATACCCATCGTTGCATCGTTGCTAGGCTCGCTGGCGCAAAACGGTCTTGGCCTATTGTCAAGCGCAATACAAGCCAAAGGCAAAGAGGTAGTTGAAAACACTCTTGGCGTAAAGATACCCGACAACCCTACACCAGAGGACGTAAGCAAGTTGCGTCAATTGCAATACGACCACGAAGAAAAGTTGTTGGCCCTTGGCATTGAAAAAGCCAAGTTGGAACTTGCCGAAATGGAAATGTTTGCCAAAGCCGCGCAAAGCGATGCTGACAACATTACCGACCGATGGGAAGCAGATATGGCATCGGACTCTTGGCTGTCCAAGAACATTCGACCTATGTCGCTGATAGCCATATTTTTTGGTTATTTTCTTTTTGCCATGATGTCCGCGTTTGGCCTAAATGCCAATGAGTCCTACGTGCAACTGCTTGGGCAATGGGGTATGTTGATCATGGGCGCATATTTTGGTGGACGCACCATAGAAAAACTTGCGGAAATGAAGGTTAAAAAATGAAAGCAAAATTGACTTTTCTTGTAACCCTAATGGTCAGTTTCACTTTGTGCATTGTTGTCATTGGCATGGTTGGAGTTTTAATGGCTGGACTGTTTGACGAAAAAGTTGACAACGCTGAAATCTTTAAACTTATATCACCCGCGTTTCAAACCATTGTGGGTGGCTTTATTGGCTTATTGGCTGGCGTGAAACTTTCACACGGCGAAACAGATGGGGAACAAAAATGAGTTTAGTAAAAGAACAAGCCGCATTTTTGCTAGATGTAACAGAGTTAATTCGCCATGCAACTGACGCTGGCTTTGTTGTAACTGGTGGCGAGTTGGCGCGCACACCCGAACAGCAAGCAATCTATTTTAAAAATGGTCGATCAAAAACGATGAATTCAATTCATTTAAAACGATGCGCCATTGACCTAAATTTTTTTAAGGACGGCAAAATTATTTGGGACAAATCCACACTTGCACCGCTTGGGCAGTATTGGGAAAGTTTGCACGTTAAAAACCGATGGGGTGGCAACTTTAGCAATTTAGTTGACTGCCCACATTTTGAACGCAATGTTTAAATAGCAAGCAACTGATTAACCACGGCGAGTAATTCCTCTTGCGTAACTGCATATTGTTTGACAAAGCCCTTGTTGCCAAGCCCGTGAATGCCCGTGTTGCCCCGATGATGTTCTGTGCAAAGGGGTATCACAGGGGCTAGGTCGCGCCTACCGCCTAAACGCCGTATATGGTGTATTTCGGCGGGTGTTCCAAAGTCGCCAAGATGCCGACAAAGAATGCAACCAAGACCCGCCACATCGTTATAGTGTTTCTGCGTCTGCTTGTTCATAAAAGGGTGTCAGTTTGTCGCGGGATACGGAATAGTACGGCTTGCGGCCTTTTGGTGTAACCACATTCTCATTGCGCAAAAATGAATCACGATGAATCCAACCGACTATACCAACGCATGATGCAAGAACTTCTGTCAAGACAAAAATGTCGGCAGTCTTTCCGTTCGACCATCCTACTGCGTTTAAATTCCCGCCAGCGGTTCTTGTTGACTTTACATCAATACTTGCCCCTTTTGCTGAAACCAAGTCAGCACCAAATTCTCGAAAATCGCAATCTAAATCAAGATGAAGATTAAGATATTTGGCAACTGCATACTCGGTAATTACGCCATCACAACTTATTTGCAAGCCATTTAAAGTTGTGTCTTGTAGCATATCCGTGCCATGCGTACTGGTTACTTGCGAACGAAGTTTGCCAACAAAGTTTAAAACCATAAATTCAGTTTGACTTAGGTATACCCTAATCATGTTGTAGACCTACCTTCGGCACGGGCAGATGACTCTAAACTGCGCCATACTTCAATCTTGGCCTCTGCCGCGACCATGCGCCAGCGCAAAAACTCTGCCTCTGCAACCGCTTGTTTTAAGGCCAGCAAATGTTCTTTGTAGTCCAAATGCGAGTAGGCGTAGGTTTCTTTTGCTGACTCTGTTTTTTCGCTGGATGAGGCCATTAACGTGGCTTTAATGGTCTTGCGGTACTCGGTCATATAAATCACGTTGGCCTTGGCTTCGGCGTATGCCTTGGCGTTGTCGCGTATGTAGTCCAGTGCTTGAAACGGGCTTATGTCTTGTGCTGTCGTGCTCATGATTACAACTCCTGAATGATGATTCGATACTGCTTGTCATTAATGTCAATGACATCTATGGTCTTGGTGGTGCTGTCAAACTCGCCAGCGGCGGTAAGGTCATATTGAATTCTGCCAACGTCAGACAATAATTTATTTTGGTCATTGTCATTGGCAAGCAAATTGGTTTTAATTAAATGCGCAATATAGTCGCAATAGGCGAGGCGAATGTTCATTGTGTTTCCTTTGCGTTGTCGTTTGCGCCAAAGACTTTTCCTTTGAGTGCTTGCATCTTGGCTAATACCTCGGGTGCTGGCGGCTTCCAATTTTTTCGTTCCTCCTCAAGTCTGACCAATGTGGGGTCACGTTCTGTCGTGCTTGGTACTGTGGTGCGTATTGCGTCTGCGGGGTTTATGCGCGGGGCTTTTTGATTGCGTACCCAGTTGCGCCAAGTGGCAAGCCAATCCAGTTTGGTCGCACCAGCCCCCGCCTTAGCAACCCAAAAGTCTTTAAACTGTTCGCCAACGCTTTGCGCGTTTAGGTCAGGCCGTTCCTGTTTTGCCCAGTCTGCCCATTCCCTTGGCAATACCCAGTCTGCTGACAATCGTGTTCCGTTTCTACGAACCTTGGGCAAGGACACAACGTCAGTTGTGTTGTCAACAATATGGTTATTGGTTAATGGTTCATGGTTAATGGTTGGTTGAACGT